TATTTATAGTCTCAGCTTCTTCATCAACAACTCTTTCGGAATTTTTCTTCGCTATATAATCTTTAATATATGAAATGTATTCTTCTTTTTCCCCGATATTGTTTGGGTCCTCTTCAACATATTTTAAATATTCTTCTGGAGTTATTTTAAAGTATTCAACAACTTGTTCTGTTTTAGCCTCGACGTCTTCTCTTGAAAATCCTCCGCGTATCGATCTAGGGATATCATTTCTTAGTTCAACAATCTGCGAGGCTGACATTCCCGTTTCTTCCATAAAGTCGCCCATTTCGGCTCGAGCTTCATCTTCTCTACGTTTCTGATTTGCATCACCAGCAATTTTTAATCCAGCAGCAATAGCAGCTCCAATAGCCGTTACACCAATTGCAACTCCAAGGGCTGGTAAAATTGCTGGAATTAATGTACTTGCAAATTTTGCAAGTGTTGATGCTCCTAAGTTTCCTATCATAGTATCTATAACAGTGTTTGAATCTCCATCCTCAGAAATAGATTTTCCATCTTTTCCTTTTAATTCGTTTGCTAAATACACAATTTCAGGATTTGATTTTAATATGTCCGATTTACGAGGTTTTATTATTTTACCTTTTTTTGTAAATTCGTTTTTGTCTCTTTTTAAAAATCCAAACATATCAGCAAAGTCAAAACCAAATAAATCTTGTAAAGGTTGAAGCATTAAATTTATCGGTCCAAGAAAACCTTGCATTGCATTTAATAAATTTTCTCTTCCTCTTTCAGTACTTTCTCCAACAGTGTCTTTTATTTTTGAAAATATTGTTTCTTGTTTTACACCATACTCTTTAAGAGCATCTCTAAAATAACCAATTTCTCTTAATGCTTTTTTATCATCTTCTGTCAGCACACCTTTAGATAAAATTTTTGTATATTCTTCATCAAGATTACTTTTAATTTCTTTACGTTTATCTTTTATATTAACAGACTGTTCTTTTATATATTTTTTTCTGTCTTTTTTTGATAAACCTTCAACATCAATATCTTGATTCATATTAACAAACTGAGAAATGTTTTCTTTTAGTTCCGATAAAGGATCTTCATAAACAATTGGATTAGCTTGATCAAACCTCTCTTCTAATTTTTGAAGTTTTTCCAAATTTTTAATATCTGTTTTTGTAAGCTCGCCCTTTTTACTTAAGATTTCTTCCCTGTAATCATCTATTGATTCTTTAACAGATTCAGAAAATTTCTGTAATGTTTTAGTCTGTTGTTCAAGATACATCTTGTAGTTTTTTTCAGATAAGCCAACATTGGATAAATCTTTAGCAACAAACTTTTCAAAACTTAGAAGATTCTTTCTTAAATCAGCTATGTCAGTTTTATCTCTTCCATAACCCCTATAATACCAACGATTGTTTGATGGTTTTTTACTTGAAACTTTAGTTGGTTTTTTACTTTCTTTGACAAGTTCATCAATACCAGAATTTATACCACGAAGTATATCTGTGTTAAAATCTTTTTGAGGTTTTTGTTTTCTATGTAAAACAGGAGCATCCATTATTTTTTATTCCTAATGAAAGGGCAACTAAATTGACCTTTATTGTTTTTCTTATAAACTTTCAATTGTTGAACTAATGTCTTTACTCTCGAACCAGACATCTTCATAATTGAACTTTCTTCCATTCCCTTAAACTCAATCATCAAATTGAACACGATATCTTGAATTTGATTTCTTGTCCAGGGTAGGTATAAAGATAGATGGTCGAAAAGAAAACCCCCTTGTAAGCTTCTCACCATTAACAGCAAATTCATAGTTTGGATTTATGCCAAAATTATATTTTTCAACAATGTTTTTATATTCAATCCAAGCATTTGCATCAACATCATTTTTAAATGCGTTTAATTTTTCTTCTATAGTATTAAGAACAACTCCATCAATAGCATAAATAAGTTGACATTGAACCATTTTATAATAGTCTTTGTTTTTATCAGAAACAATAGATTCATATTCTTCTTTTCTTACAGGATCAATTTCAACTTGTTTAGATGCTTCAATTTCATTGCTGTTTAACAATTTTTCTTTTAATTCGATAAGACTTTTAATATCATAATAACTATGTTCTTTTTCGCTATACAATAATTTTACTGTATCTTCAGCAATAAAAAGATGTTCAACTTTGGGGAGCGTAAACGTTATTTTTTTCTTTGTAATAGAATCAATTAAAGATATTTTGTTTTTAAATGAAGGATCTATATCTATTGTTTTTATAAGATTAAGATTTATATCGATATATCCAATATTGTCTTCATCATCAAGTTTTTTTAAATCCTTGTAATAAGGTCTGTTATATAAAATTCCACCCCAAAAATTTTTGTATATTGCAATAACTATTTCTTTTATGTTTTCGTAATGAAGTTGACTACAATCAAAATCTTCATAAACCATATTGTTTAATGCTTTTAAAACCAGTGTTCTAAATTGGTAATCTTCTTTTACAGAAGCAAGTTCAAAAAGTTCTTCCATAGTATAATTTCGGAAATGTAAAACCTCTGGAGATAACTTATCACCAGAAGAAAAAATAACTGGAATGTATCCAATCGGTACATCCTTGCTTTTTTCATTAATTATCGTTGCTTTTTTTGCACTTACAAAAATATCATCTTGTTTAACTTCCACTTTTATTCTCCTATTTTATATGACTCAGGCATTAAATTTACTACATATGTAATTGGGTTGGTTCCAGAATAATCCAAACTTAAAGGATCTAGTCCAAGCAATTTGCAATTTTTATACGTTATTTTTATAGATGGTTTATCAATAATTGTTTGAACTGACCATGTTTGATTTCTTATCCACAAATTTGCATTTCTCCACTCTACAGAATCTTTTATATTTCCACCTTTGAAGAAAAGTACTTCTATATCAACCAAACAATCTTCTTCATTTTTTTGTACTTTAAAACATCTTTTTTCATAATCATATATTTTTGATTTTAATTCTTCAAAAAACTTTATTGTTGAAAAATCGTCTGATTCTCTTAATGTAATAGATAATTCATTAAGATCTTCTACACCGAGCCACGGGATTAAACCTGACATTTGCCTTTCCGTTTTTAATTTAAAAAACGGTAATGTTATTTCTTGAGTTTTAAATGTAAGTTTTTTTGAATCATTGTTTAATGGTTTTTTAGGAATTATTTTTCCTTCCCAAAAAGCTCCATTTTGATCTTCATATTTAAAAACGTCTTCTATATAACCCATGTTTATATAGTTAAAAAAGGTTACGAACTTAATCGCAACCTTTTAGTTTTTTAAAACATTTTTAAATATGTAAAAGTAGTTGTACACATAACTGGTTCACCATTTGAGTTATCCAAACTTATTTGTCCAACAGTAGATGGGAAACATCCCTTAAAAGACCAAACATGAAGTGTTGGAATAAAATTTCCAAGAATATCGTATGTACCAGTTGTGATTGTTATTGGAACTCTAAATGGAGTTTGACCAGCAATTGAATCCATAGTTGTTCCACCAGTAATCGGACTAACAATAGAATCACTCCAAAGACGTAAAGCTTTGTAAAGTAAAAGATATTTGTCCATCCTAAACTCAACATCAAAAGATTTTTCAGTTAAGTTTTTACCGTTTGGTTTAACGATTTTTTCAGACTTGTAATCATATTCATATGTTCCTAAAACTTTAGCTGGAATTGTTACAGTTGTACACCGTACAAATGTATTCGTAACAGCATCAAGATATGGAATAGGACCAACTGACATTTGATATTCATATCCTAAAAAATCATCACCTTGATTAAATATTTGTTCTAATGTTCCCATTATATAGCTCCCTTATTATAAATCTTCTGTAACAGAAGTTCCTTGTGCACTGTTTGTAAAATAGAGATAAATCTTTTTTGAAAATTTTGTAAATTTAATCGCAATACTTACAACAAATTCTTCTCTTGACAGAACATCGTCATTATTGTTTTCTTCATCACATTTAATTGCATATTCTCTAAGTAAGTTGAAAGGTTCTGAGGCAGTAGGTTCAATAATCTTGTCAATTTGTGAAGAAACCCTTGCTCTGTGATCAACGTCATTAAGTTTATAAAGCTGATAAGGAAGAGCCTCATTTATAATGTTGCTTATTAAATAATCTCTAAGTCTTGTATGTCCAATCGAAGCATAATCAGACTGTAACGATTGTGATGTTCTCTCTCTAACAGCAACAACTCCAAATGAGGGATGAACAACAATAGGATTGATACGAGCTTGATGCAGTAATTCTTGTTGTGCTTCGTTAGCATCATAAAACATTTCAATAATTCCAGAACCAAGTTGCCCACCATGTTTTCCATTTTCATTATAGAATGCGGGAGCAAGACCATTAAATACATCGTTCATATCGGCATAACGTAATGCAACTCTACCCATTAAAGATGATACATTGATTTCACCAGTGTAAACATTTCTAATTTTTCCATGACCCCAATAAAACGCAATACCTTTTTCATCTGTCATTATTGAAGTAGTCGCACTAATTGCATTTTCTGGAGTTGCATTAGATGTATGGCAAATATAATAAGCATACTTTTGATAAGACTGTCTAAGAGTTAAGAAAATATTTGGAATGGTAGTATCAAGAGTTGTGTCAAAGAAAATATCAGCTCTATATTTTGATATTTGTTTAAAATAATCCCAACCTTCAGCAATTTCAGATGTTCCAGTTGTACCTCTAACTCCTCCAGCAAAACTTACATAAGAAGCATCTGGCGTAAAGGTATCGAACACTTTATTTTTATTTACAACTACTGTAATATAATCAGATTGTTCAAAAAGTGTTTCTAAATAAATAATTTGGCCAAACCCATTTTCTTTTCCCTGTATAATTGAGCCGGTTTTTGGAAAGCCAGAAATAGTGCTAAAAGTATTTTTTCCAGCTATCTTATTTTGCAAGTCTAATACAAAATCATTATCAGGATCTGAAGTAACCTTTATTTTTAAATCATCTAGTTGTGGATTTTTATTAAAAATAGCAAAATAAGCATCTTCCGAACGATCAACTAAATAATTAACCTCGATAACACTTCCTTCTATAGGAGCTTCCGAAAAAGTGAAAGAAAGAATTCCCGTTGATTTTGTGAAAGTTCCAGAACCAACATCCGGACCAGTTGTTAAAATTTCAGGGTCATCGGCTGAGGCAATAATATTTAATGGAACACCATCAACTAAAATATCAATAGAGCTTTGAACATAGTTTGTATAGTCCGTTAGTACGAAAGTAAATTCGGTCATTTCTCCATCGGCAACGGCTATTTGTTCTGTATTTACAATTTCTGAAAAATTTATCGTTTTACTTTCTTTACCGCCCACAAAAGGGACTGTTCCAGAATCGGTAACTAGAACACCTCCGTATTTTCCATTGGTCGAAGGCGCTGATACCCATATTGGATAGTTGTTGTTGTATGTTAAAACATCATCAACACCTTCCGATCCGACATCGGGTATTCCAAAATAATCTAAAATTCTTTTTGAAGACTTTGGGTAGAATAATACAGGTTCGGTACTACCCTTTTTTGCTTTTATAACAGTTGCGCCGATTGCTGTGTTCGAAACATTAACAGATTGGCTTTTATCGTTATCAATAACATTGATTAAATCTGACACTTAATTCTCCCTTAATTTATACTTTCAACATAATCTAAAAAAGCAATGGTAAGCGCATTTTTTATATCTTCTTTATTTGCATCTTCGGGTGCAATCTTATAAACTCTTTGCATCATTCTGTCAAACACAGAATCTGCAAATTTTACTGTAATAAGATTATATATTTGTTTTTGCCAACCAGACAAAGATCCAACTTTTCTAACCATTCCCATGTTTTTTATATCTATTAATTCTTCAACTTTATTTTCTTTTAAGATTGTCATTATATCCTCCTATTTATATAGTTATTTTTTGATTAAAATGATCAATTACGAATTCCATTGCTTCCTCATATTCAATAACATCATCTTTACCTAAGACATCTTTTTTAACCAAGAAATCCATTAGTATTTTTTTGGGTATACAAAAACCTTCTACATTATCAATTGGAATAAATGTTTGTATTGACATATTCATTCCCATAGATAAAATGTTGTTTTTTTCCAGCCAATCCGATTCTGTGAATTTAGGAGATGCATCTATTTGAAAGTCAACTATTGCAATATTCGCAACCTGAATATCATTATATTCAAGAAAAAATCTAAGTTTTGTTTCGGCATCTGCATCAATTAATAACATATCGGAAGCATATTGAAAATCATCATCTCTACTAGTCCAGTATGAACAATCATATTCAATTGTTGATGGAGATAATCGTATCTTTCTTCTTAATTCTGGAATATAAACTCCTTGTGAATAATTTGAATAATTAAACCAAGGACGTTTTGTTTCGTTTAATTTTCCAGACAATCTATAATTTATGAAAGGAAGATTGGCATTGTTCCAATTTTCTTTTCCAGATCTTTTAACCAATGCATAATCAGTTGATGAATATATAATTCTCGATGAATCATTTTCAAGAAATTTTGAAGAAAGATAATCGTCTAATGCTATGTTTAAAGCATAGAAAGTATTTTTGTATGTATTGTTTTGTACATTATTATAAAAACTTGGCATTATAATTTCATCCCAACAGATAATGATATTTGTGCAGGATAAGATGCAGTTACTTGCGCTAAAAATTTACTTAAAATAGTTGCCTGATATGAAGCTGAATAAAAGTTTCCTTTTTCACTTATACCATAACCAAACAGTATTGAATGTGCCAATAATGAAATCTTTGGCCGCGAACCAAGTTGTTTTAACAAATCTTCATTCTGTTTTTGTAAATCTCCAATTATAATTGCATCTTTTTCTATTTGCACATTTGTCTCATCAAGCAAATCTTTTGTTGTTAAATATATTTTTGATAATGAAGCGTAATTTTTTTTCAATTCTTCATAGTCAATTGGTATTATAAGTTCTCCATCTTTATATATGATTTTTTCTACTTCAACAATTTCTGCTTTTTTTTCTGATATTTCTTTTCTTAAGTTTTTTATATCATTGTTGTTGTTTTGAACAATAATATTAAGATTTCCGTTAATTTTTTCAATCTGTTTATATTTAAAATATCCATAAACAGAACTAGATGTTGAAAGAATTGCTATCAATACAACAATGGAAATTGCAAAAATCTTAAAATATTTCATATTTTAATAGTTAAAGATATCCGTTTGTTTTTAGAACGCTGGTTAAAGCAGATGCCATTTGGTTCCTAAAAAATGGCAATTGGTCAATTAATTGAGATAAGTGTTTTGTTAAGAAGGCTTGTCCATCGCCATGTTTTTTATTCCAAAATCTTGGTGCTCTATCTTCAGGGAAAATGCTGGCATCTAATTGTGTGTTCCAGTAATTAAATCCCTGGTATTGAAAAGAAGGATCGTTTGACCATAGTTGAACGTTACAAACATCAAATATGTCTTTTATATCTTTTTGAGTCAAAACTTCTTTTTCAGTATCAAAAGCAGACAACCAACCTTTTTCTCCAACAACATTAAGTAACTTAATCCAAATTTCATATGTTTTACTTGGATTTGGTTCTTTTTCTTTTGTTGTTGGATTTATTTGTATAAATTTATGGTTTGGTCCATACATTTCAGTTGCTTCAGTAAGAAATTTAAATACAACATCATTATCAACAAGCTCCGTTGTTATTAATTTCGTGTTTACGTTTGCAGTGTTAGCAACCGTCCTGCCTTGAACCTTTACCTGACCAGTTCCTTTACGAATATCCTTATATGTTTGAGTTATATTAGAAATTATATTAGAGTCTTTAAAAGCAGCCAGTGTTACAAATTCTAACAAATAACCACTACATTCAACAAATGGTTTAAATTCGTTTTTTGATTCTTTATATAAAGATTTGTTTCCATAAACCCCAGATATATCAGTAACAAAAAATATAGCAGGATTTAAATTACCATTAAAATTTTCAATGTTAGCCCATGGTGTACCAAAATATCTTCGTCCGTTTCCCATTAAAATTCTTGGGACTAAAATATTGTTGAAAAGGGTATAAGTTGTAAGTGGCATTAGTGGATGTCTACTATCAAATGCAACTTGATAAATACGTATACTTCCACCCGTCACTAAGCGTCTAATCTTAACGTTTTCAAATTTGTTCAACTTTAGATTGCTTTTAAGAGTAACACCTGTTGTTTTCAATTAAGAAGCTCCTCCATAGATTCTAATATCTACTGTAATATCAGTAGTTGAATCTGTCGATATTTTAACTGCTTTAATTTTGCTTAGAAAATTTGTATATGGATCTAATCTAAACATGCCCGATACTTGAAAAGGAATTTCGACTTCATTTGGTGTTTCGACAGTTCCTATATCAACAGTCAGTTTAAGATAAAAAGTGTCTGCTGAATAAAAATTAAATGAGGCTAAATTTGAAATTCGAGAAAAGTCAATACTCACATCGCCATCAGTTGATTTAACATAAAGTACGTTTTCTATTTTTTCACCAAGTGTAAATTGAAAATTTCTAGTAGATGAAGTAATACCATCACCTGAGAAAATTGTTTGTATAGTTGGAAGAGCTTGTACAGCCATTTATAAACCTCTATAATTATAGTTAATGCTTAACAATTATTCAACACCAATAATAGATTTGAAAAATCGTATAAACTCTACTGAAAAATCTTGTTTTTTGTATAAATCTAAAACATAATAAGTAAACATTTCTGCAAAAGCTTCTTTTTCATTTGAAGCGCTGTATAATGACATATTGTTTAGCATTACTCTATCTTGATATAACATACCGCCGTCAGATCGATTCGACATTAAATTAATAAAAAATACAATGTCTTTTTCTATTCTGTTATTAGCTAAATTATATGGAAGAAACTCTTCTGCGCTGTTTCTACCATTAAGCATAGCATAAACTACTTTATATTCAGAGGAATCTTTATGAAATCTTTTTAATAAAGAAGTTTTTATCATGCTCTGTAAATTGCTTTTCTGAGAGTAATCGTTGGTAAAAACTTCATCATAAAACCTTTTGATTGAAGGTTCTGAGCAAACAAAAAACAGCTCTGTTTTAATTTTTTCTTTTATTTCTTCTGAAACGTATACAAAGTTTTTAGGATTTTTATAAAAATCTTGCCACGATTTTCTAGCAAAACCATTTAAAACCGTGGCCTCATAGCAGTGCCCTACTTCATGTACCAAAGTGCTATATTGATCGCTTGCTGATGGCAAAATAGATATTATATTACCAACCTCTCTATAGTCGCCGCCAACGCTTAAGGAAATAGTTTCATTATATTCAAAAGACGCTTTTCGAAGAAAAGCTGTGTCAATCTCTTTTCTGATTAAGTCTTTTACTAATTTGTCCAAATCTTTCTTAAACGTTTCAAAAGAATATTTTGTTGTTTTTAGAAAATCTTCATGAGTTTCATCAGTGGTAATTTGTATTTTGAAACCTTTATAATTAACAAAAGATACTTTTGCTTTATCTGGCGCTGAATTGTTTGTAAATGTTTCAAGCCAATTTTCTAAATTATCAAAACCCTTTTTAAGTTTTTGAGAAAACATTGTGTAAATTGAGCTTCGTCTTTTGTTAAAATATTCATATGATGAAGTCCATATTCGTTCATTATACGTTTCCCAATCATTGTATCGATTTCTAGATTTTATCAACGCGTATGGGTCAAGAACATCTCTTAAATAATGTGTAAAATCTTTATAGGGATAAAAGTCAAAATCATTACCATGACCATCTTTCCAACCTTGATCACTCATTCTTCCATAGATTGAATTTTCAAAATATTTATGCAGCTTTATACTATATTCTTGCATAGATTTTGCAACTTGGTATAAATCAATGGGTGTATTTATTTTCTGTATAGCTTTATTATATAGTTGCGCTTCTTTTCGAAGCTCTGCTATATTTTGTTTGGTGATTTTTTCTTTTAATTTTTTAGTTTCATTTACGATAAACATATAACAATAGTTAACGTTTCATAAGGTTTTGCAGTTGATTAGAAAGCAAATCCATTTTAGGTCCAACGACTTTAAGAAGTGCGTCTTTAAGCTTGAGACATTGTAGAAAAATATAAACAGAAAATGCAACATTTAATACTAGCATAATTGATAAAACAACAATCATTTATAGCTCCTCATAATTTCAAGATCCTTTTCTAGAATAGTTATATTGAATACACTATCTAAAAATCCATCTTCATTTGTCCAAACCGTATCTTCAACCTCATCGTCTTCTTCAATATCAAAGTATAGTACGTTGAGAATTTTTAACGATGGATAATAAAGGCATGAAAAGTCTTCGTGATTTATACGAAGACATTCATACTGTTCAAATTCTATTTCGTCGATCATTTAACCTTTTTTCTTTGCCGAATAAAGAATTTCAGATACATTTTCTATTGCATTAGCATATGACGCAGCAGATCTTGGATACTTAGTGAAAAAGTTTTCTAATTTATCCGTCTCCTTTATTTGAAAAACAGCTTTGCTTAACTCATCTAACAAACCATCACACAGCATTCCTAACTCACCGTTATCAATCATATTTATAATATCATTTGCTGTATAAGCCTCTTTAATTTTTTTCTTTCTATAATTCTCATACTTCTTTAATCCCTTGTTTATAGTTCATAATCTCGTTTTTATCCAGCATAGCAATAAGTTTTTGAAATTCGCCAACGTGTTTCTTTTCTTCATTAGCAATTTCTTGAACCTGTGAAATGATTTTGCGATACTCTGGAATATATGTTGCAACATCAGTGTTATTTTCATACGCTTTAATGTAGTTTTCAATGGCATCAACTACTTTTTCGTACATATTTGTAGCATCATTTTCAGCACAAACGCATTCTCTTAATGCCCGTATAATATCTTTCTTTGCTCCAAAATATGTGTTTACATGTAAATCTGTAGATACAGACCCTTCTTTAATTATTGTCATTTAAGCAAAGCCTCGAACTTTTTCATAAAATCTAATTTGAGTTTAATAAACTTTTCGACATCATTCGATGACATTATACCTTTTCTATGTCCATCGACATAGACAGCATACTCATCAACGTCTTTTTTGTTACCCTTACTCGAAAACTGAACTGAAAAATCCATGGGTTTCACAGCTTCCTGTACTTTATTCTCTTTTACTACTCTCATTATTCTACCCTTTAATATTTTGTTTAACTCCAAGTAATATATACTGTAAAGCCTGTGAGTTTAACAACCAACGTTGGAAACCTTGTGTTGTTAATTTTTTCGAAACTACAAGTGCCTTTTTTTACCGGTATTGTCATCACTTCTCTTCCATCAAAAACAATATTTATCTCACCAGCATTATAATCAATTCCAAGATTTTTAAAACTAACACCTTTTCTGATTTTACCAGAGTTTAGGCCCAATATAAAAAAATCAATTGTAACATTTTTATACATGTTACACAATTCATCTGCTTCATAAAGTATATCATTTATTGGCGTCTCTAATATTTTACTTTGTTCTCTTACAATTTTCATTATTCTACTCCTTTTGCGTACTCATACATCTTTTCTTGATCAAAACATCCAATAGCATGATCGATCACTGAAATAAATTTTTTCTTATTAAACCAAATAAACTTGCCCGGGTTTTTAAATGTTGGTGGAATCATAGTTACTATATCAGCACCATAGCAAACATGAAACATATTTTCTTTTGGAATGTATTTTTCAACAGAATCAACAAAAGCTTGATTTCCAACTAATGGTGCCTCCAACATTCCAACTAATACATTTTCTGGATCAACCATAAAATTTTTAACAATATCTATTGCTATAATTGGAGCTTCTCCACCACCTTTAGAACGGCCTGATATAATCAATCCATTTTTAAGTGACTGTAAAAGAATAGTATCCATTCTAATTATAGAAAAAAATTCTGATCTCCATCTATACCACTCTTTTATATAACCACTATGTACGCGCACTTTAGAAGTCATAGATGCATAAAACGGTTTGACCTTTCTACGTAAAAAATCAAAATTAATTTTCCAATCAATTTTTTGTTTTGATGGAGCTAAATTGATTGCAAGCGATCCGTCAATGTATACACCAAACTTTACATCAATTTCTTTATTGAATGATTTCTCGGTAATTACTTGAACGTTATTATTAAAAGCGACATCGTAACATCTACAAAGTTTATTCATATTAATAACCCAACATTTTCGGATCTAGCCTCAACTGTTTAAAAATGTCATTAATTATTGGTTTTACGATTTTATATGGAGGATCTCTAGATATAGAATATCCAAATTGCTTCTTAACATCTGACTTTATAATTGCCTCCAGATTTTGGGGAAGAGCGTCTTCCTCAGAATAATTGTGCATTTTTTGTTGTCTTTGTTTTTTATACATTTCTTTTGCACGATTTAATAAGTCTTTTAAATCGTATGTAAACTGTTTTTCCTTTGCCTCTTTAATTATAATCATCTTTTTTTTCACCTCCAAAATGTTTATCTAAAAAATCATCAACTTTATCAAAGAGCCTAAAGCCTATTAATACATATAATAATACACCGATTGAAGAATGAATTACTATATTAAAAATAGAATACGATAATTCATTTTTATAATTTTGAAAATAATTTAAACCAATTATAGTAAGCAAGGCAATAGAATTTTTTATTCTATCCGATGTTGTTAATTCCAACATTCGACCGATTGTATATATAATAGCCATAACAACCATAAAAATAACAATATCGGAAAGAAGCGCGACAGCAAATTGCTGAAGCGTTGGTATTATTGGTTCTAATATTTTATATATAAGGTCCATTTATATATAGTTAATTATTTGTAAGGTTTGAACGACCACACATAATTTATAGGAACATTCGCCTTAAAATCTTCTCTTGAAATACCTTTTTCAATATCAATTTGTTTTAAAGCAAAAAAGCAAGGCAGTAATTTACCCGACGGCCAAAGTATTCTTTCTTCATATTCACCATACTTTCTAGTAATCTTGCCAACGTTGTCAATAAATGGTTCTATTTTATATTTATTTGAAAGCTTATTTCCATCAAAGGTAAGTCTTACTTTATGGTCTCTAAAATAGTCGCTTGTTTTTTGCAAATTAAAATTTCTTGTAAAAGAAATGTAATCAAAAAAATCCGATTTAAGCCCTTTACTTTTTAAAATATCTTCAATGTTTTGAATAGTTGTAAAATGATATAATATACCAACTTGCTTAGCTTCTTTAATTATATACATATATTAATAGTTAAACTAAAATTCCAATTTTAATTAAAAAATCTATCAAAGCCAGCATATGTTTCGGAGCAAACATGTTAATCAAATCATCACTACAACCAGGCTCGGTCATTCTTCCATACAAATGCCCAAACGCTTGATATGCTTTTTGACAACGAAAAGCGAAGTCGCCATTGATACCCAAAACCCTTGAGCAATAATCACCTTTGTCAAGATAAGGCGCAGATTTTTTATGCTGCTCAATTTTTTTCTTAAACTCTTCATCGAGTTGTTTTATTTTTTTCTTTAATACTTCTCCGGAATAACGTCTAATCAATCTTTCACGTTTTTCAAATTTTTCTTTTTTCCATTTTTCTTGTGTTTCTTTATAAATAGTTTTTACTTTGTTTTGTGGAACATTTGTTTGCCATTTCTTTTGACTACCAAGTCTATATTTCCAATTCCTTGAATTCATAGAAAACTGTCCATTTTCATCAGCGACAATAGACAGCACTTGATCGTATTGGTGCTTATATTTTCTTTGTTTGTTTCCTGTTTTACCCTTAATATAATTGCCATATTGTGGATACGAAAAACTTCTGAAAACGTACGTAACTGTTGGAGAGTTTGGTCTGTCTGGATGTAATGTTGTTTCTTTTATAAGCACAACTTTTTTTAGCACGTCTCTAGTTTTGTATTCAAAACGTGTTTTAAATTTAGAGGTATATGTATTCTCCAACATTTGTCGAAGTGTAAATGTTCCATCTATTGTATTTGACATTTTTAATACCTGTTAGATATAGGCATCCAATTAAATGTGCTATTTTTCCAAAATTTACTATTTGGAAAAACTATTGAAATTTCATTCTTACCATTATCCAATACTTTATATTTTTCATACTTCTTTGAAAATCTTCCAATATCAATTAAAATACTTTTGTCGAGATTTGTTATGTCTAAATTAATTAAACCTCTGTTTTTTGAATCTATTATTCGAGAAGATAAATCTATATTGATTTGTTTTTTAACAAAATCTAGGAAGTAATCTTTTTCTTTAGATTCTTTAATTATATACATTGTTAAACCTGCTTTATATTAATAACAAAACTTCCCATTCTAGGCATGTCAGAATTTATAACTTTAAATTTATCGACTAATGACACATCGTCTAAATATGATATTGAACTTTCTTTAATTATTTTCATTGGTTTTCTCATTAAGAATATGCATTTTTAAGTGCATTAAATTTAACATCGAAAGCCTTTAAAAATTCTTTTGATTTTATCAGCTCTACAACGTCTTGTTTTGATGTATTCTTAAACATCGTTTGCTTATCTATTTTTTTGTTTGTAAATACTTCTATTTTAACTTCCATGTCTGTATCAACCTGAACTTCTATAGATGGACTCCATTTTTTATCTGTATAAATATTATCAAACTTTAATGAAAATCCTGGCGTTTTATTCCATGTTTTCTCAATAACTCCGCCATATTGTAACTGCAAAGCGATTGCTAGATTTTTTAATTCTAATTCAATGTCTATAGGAGACCAATCTCCAAAAAAATCAACAATTTCAGCTGTGTAACTTCCAGGTTGCATTAGAATTTCACTCTGATCAAAACTTAAATATTTTCTCACATCTGCTTTTGGAAGATAAGCAATTGGAACTGCAACATCATCTTTTTTAACGTTTGTTATTTTAATTAGAACACCAATTGAATTACTATCAAGTACGCCTCCAAAAACATGTAACCCCATAAATTCTTCAGCTTGCTTTTGATCGGTTGACCAAGATTGAATTTTTCCAGTCTGATATTTTATCTTGGCGCCTTTTTTCATTTCACTTATTTTAAATTTTTTCATTATTGTTTGAGCTTCTGTTGGAGAAAATCCAAGACCTCTATAAACAACTGAAATTTTTTCTGGGGTAAATTCTTTAAAATAGTTTATTACTTCTTTATTTAAAAGTTTTCCTGCAGAATCGTTATATCTTGCTAATTCTTTCCAAGCAGATTCTTTATCATAAACAGATGCTTCTTTAATTATATACACCTTAACCTCTCATAATTACTGGATACGTAAATGATTTCCATTTACCATATACTTCATCTAATAGTTCTTTACCGCGTTCGATTAACGTATCACCATTTAATTCAGCCGGAGAATCTGGAGCGATTAATTGTTGTCTTAATCGTCCGAAGTATTCTAGAACTTTTCCTTGACATAGTTTAATCACATCGCTCTGTTGACTAAATGCTACGTAGTCCCAAGAATCTGATTTCATTGCCCATATTATTTCTAGTGTTCCAGCGACATTTGAGAACCCAACTATTTTTCTTTGGTTTTCTACAACTCTCCATTTAAACGCTTTATTTGTATCTATAAAAGCTTGAGTTTCAGAACGTCTTGCAATTCTAGCAGTTGAATATCCATAATCATTGCGTGTTCCATACATGCCTCGAGAGTACATATTGTTTGTAGAAACAAATCGTTCGTCGACTAATGCATTTCCTGTTGGTCCATATTGAAACATATTTGTGTTAAGGCGCACGTCTTTAACTGAGAATACATCTGAGTTTGGAAATGGAATTTCAAAATTTGATGATACACCTTGTGTAGTTGTTAACTCAATTGGAAACCAACGATAGTAGTCATTAAGCGCGGGTTCTATAATTAAGTCTTTTATTTGAGAAGATGAAAGTTCTAGGTCATAACCTTTAGTATCTGTAGCTGAATCTGGTGCTACAGTAACAAAAGGATAGCCCATTACTGATAATATTTGTCCAAAAATTGGATCGGGTATTTGAATCATATTTATATAGTTAATTTATTTTTCTAGAACCGTATGGAAGTTTTCCTTTCACAAAACCTTCTGGTATATCAACGTTAGCAAAATGTTTTTGATTTTCTAAAATTACTTGAGGGAAAATTCTTTTTTGAATTATTAATTCCTTTTATCTTTTTAACTCTTGACAGAGTTTATTAAAGTAGTTAATGAAGTTAGAGAAACTGAATTACTTTTTCTCGATAGGCGCCAACCTATTTTTCCTTCATTAACCAATTATAATATACAAGTTAAATACCAAAATGTCAAATAAAAAACCTCTGAAAAATTAATTCCAGAGGTTTAATAAAAGTTAGATTATATTAAGCAGGAAGATTTTCAAGCTTAACCTTAGTTACGTAGCGCCCCTCGTTTATTCTCATATCACCGAAAAAGGCGATTGCAGTTTCAGAATGGAAGGAGCTGTATTCCAGAACCTGAGTCTGGTAGAGCGGGATATAACTTCCAGTCACGATCGCGCTATCGTTCGATTCCTCTTTGTTGTTCTTGTAAGTGCAAAGGATTTCGTCGGTTGCAACAACATCGGAAGGAACTTGATAAAGTGGGATACCGTTAAGAGTACCAAACTTATAAGCACCAACAGCAGGCATCGAATTATCAGAAACGAAACCTTTATGTGCGGTTAAGTAAGTTGCAGCCTTAGGTCCGCAAACATAAGAAGTTGCTTCACCACCACGCATCAGTGAGTTATAAGTCTTCTGAGAAGCATTGCGAAGCGCTTTAACAACAGATTGAGTGTGAGCAAAATCCGAATCTGAACCAGCAGCGGCCCAGTCAGTATCGAAAGATACAGCAGTGGTCCAACGAGAAGCCTGATTTGCAAGTCCAATTGCCTGGAAGTCAAGAGATTTCTTGAGTTCGTCAGCGCCGGCAGAAATAAATACTTCCTGTCCATCAACACCAAGCTGATCGTTCATAAGAAGTTCAGTCATTTTCGACCAACTGAATCCAATTGGATAGGGCTTGGCACGGAAATCGCACGGAACGAGTCGAACGTTAACTTGACCTTGTTCGCCATACAGAGAAGAAACTTCAGAGTTGTGGCTCCACTCTACAGTGAAAGCATCAGCAGTGGTGAGTGCGGTTGCAAAAGTAATGTCATATGCACCAGAGGTGTAATTAATGGTAGAAGGAGTGGTTGCATGAAGTACAGAACCAACGAGAATACCAGAACCATTGTCAGAAGCAACTGGATAGCCATTCAACAGAAGGCGAACAGTATAGGGGCGAGCAGGAACAACAGCAAGAGTACCCGTAAAGTTTGCAGTGGCAGTCGCAGACACAGTTACACGTTCGATTTCAGAAGCATAACGATCAGCAGTAGATTCATACATTACGTTGTTGATTGTTGCACCGCGTTTGGTTTTGTCGTACACGGTTTCAATCTTAAACATCGTATCTTTCATTGTGGTCATGGCGTATTCAGTAAAGAGTTCACCACGAACTGAGTTAGGATAACCAAGACGAATAACCTTAATTACAGTCTGGGGAGTTCCTTGAAAAGCATTAGAAATCTGAGTTTCAGTAAGAGTCTTCAGATACTTTTCTTGGTTCTCAAGAACGATTGCAAGGTTACGAGCTTTGCGAGGATTGGATTCGTAAATCTTTTCGAACTTACCACCATCAAGATTAAGTCCTTTTTTCTTGGACCACTTTTCAATAAGCCTATCGGCAATAGCGTTACGAGTGCGAGCTTCAGTCATCTGAACCTCTTCCATTCGTGCCTTTTCTTCCATGATATGTCTCATAGTTTTAAATTTCTCCATAAATAAATAGTTGCAAATTGTTTGCTTTAATTTAAAACTTGCATATAATAAGTTCTATATTTAGCCGTTTTGAAATTTAGTATTTGTTTAAATTTCGTATTGTCATTTTATAATTTATATAGTTAAATTATTTTTGAAGTGTCCTCTATGTTTCAAGAGGACGGAACAAAAATAACTTTTTTAAATTACTTCTTTTTCTTCTTCTCGTCTACTTTTTCGTCTTCATCTTCCTCGTCGGATTCATCGTCCATATCCTCGTCGTCAGACTCTTCAACCTTCTCATCTTCATCCTTGTCTTCATCAGCATCGCCCTCGGCTTCTACGAGAGTCCAACCGGTGCGGGTCTTAATGAGTGCATCTCCCTCAGAAAGGAAAACACCCTTTGCAATCTGTACGTCTTTTTCGACGATGATAACGTTCTTATTCTTCTTCATTGTAATAAATCTCCTATTATATAGTTACTTAAATCTTTTGATTGATTCAGACTTAATTGTGATAATATCTCCAGGGGTTGCAATAACCACGGATCCGTCTACGTCAGTAATTTTAGTTGGTTCTGCGACTTCCATTTCTACTTCAGCATAGTCATCAACAGAAACATCATCTTCAACAAAATCATCTACACCATTTAAATTTAAATCGTCTTCTTGTATTCTCATGTTTTACTCCGCAGTGATGTCAGCGCGTTGTGCAACAACATAAATAATGTCACCAGTTGTCACAGTGAACGTAGCGGCACCATCAGCAATTTTAACTTTTCCATTTGCTGGATATGTAATTACAGCATCAGCAAGGGGAACGTTAACTCCAGATCTAGTTACAGAAATTACGGCCGCAAGAGGATATGCAACTGGAAGATCTCCTGTACCCTTAAAAATAAAGGTTACTTCTCCAGCTGTATCGTCAGCTGCAACAACCGTATATCTAGCACCAAAACTTACACCGTTTGTAAGTCGAAAAATTCTTTCAGCCATTTATTATTAGCTCCTATTTATATAGTTATTATTCAGAAATAATATCAGCTCGTTGTGCAACAATTGAAATTTTCTGTCCAGCAGCTAATTTAAAAGTTGATCCATCTTCAATCTTTATAGTTCCATTAGCAGGATAAGAAATTTTAACATCAGAGGCAGCTTGATTAACATTAGAGTCGTTTACAATCTGTACACCGGCGACAAGGGGGTATGGCACAGCGTTGCTACCAGTTCCTTTAAAAACAACAGTTACAGATCCAGGAATTGCATCGATAGCGTCTACACCAGGAGTAGTAACCTCAAACGTTCCAGTTACACCTGTATCGCCACCATCGATTGCGTTTAATCCCGTTTTTTCCTCTTTATCATCCGCTGTGAACGTAACAACTTCATCAGCCGCGACTGCTGACCAGCCAGCAAATGTTCCAGCGGCGATTTTTGTAGCAACTTCAGCAGCCGTGTCATCTGCATCAAGCACGGCAATTGCAACCGGTGTTCCATCACGAAGTGTAATTGAAACATCACCATCAGCAGTAGCGCCGGCTGAAACTGTTAATTCAATTTTCTCAGCAACGCCAACTACTGCATCTATTCCAACATCTGAACTTTGCACCGTGTAACGAGCTCCTAAAGAAACTCCATTTGTACATCTAAAAATTCTATTAGCCATTTATTATACCCAT